CAGCAGCAGGCACGGCTGTAAAGTAAACTTTACTACCTAAAGTTGCATCACCAGCGTTAACTAATAATGTTTCAGTTAAGTCGCCAATGGCTCCGTCTTCAACCCCTGTACCTTCTGTCGCAGAGTGCACATTGATATCTGGATCACCACCAGTAGGTGCTTCAAAACATTCCATACTACCTGTTAGAATAGTACCGTTTGTTGCCGCAACAATCTGACCAATGTGACAGACTAAAGCTGTTCCGTTAACACCAATGATGTCGCCAGAACCTGTTGATCTTAAACCTGTTAAATCAATTAAAATTTGTGTAGTGATAATACCACCTTCTCTAATAACAGAACTTCTGTAAACAGTACCAGAACCTGTGGTAATACCAGTACCAGCTTCTACTGACATTGTGTTGGCATCTAATGATGCTACACCAGTTGAGCTAATACTTGCTTGTGTTGTTCCGTCATCTTTAGCAGATACGACTGTAAAGCCGCCTACTGATCTGACTGGACCACTAAATGTTGAATTACTCATATCCATCTCCTAAATTAAAGAATACAGTCTTTAGGTCGTCGACTATACACGTCTGTATTCAGTTTGTTTGTATAGTAGCTTAATTATACCCAAAAAAAAGGGGACTCGGAAGTCCCCTTAATCTTTCCTCCAAATTACTACTTACGCAGCACCAGGAGAGCCGAATATTCCTCTAGGATCAGAGAACCCAAATGAATATCTTTCTCTTGCTTTAAATCTTACATTACCTGTATCGAAGTCACCTTCCATAGCAGTTTTGATTGGTGCTCTAACGAATTGTTTCATTCCGTTAGGTGCATCAGTCATAATGAAGAAAGCATCAGTATCAGTTAAGTAATGATTAACTCTGTAGCCTTGTGGGATCATACCCATTGAAGCCATAGCATTAATATCGTTATCTGATGTACCGACACGCTGAGGTGTTTTCAATATTCTTTCCGCTGTGAACTGAAGTTCTTTTGGAATGATTAATTTAGCACCTTGTAAAGCAACTTTAAGACCTCTTTCATCAACAAATGCAGCAATGTCAATTAACGCTTGCTCCATTGATGTTTCTGAAAGGTCAGCAGCTGTTGACAACTCGTTAGCAAATGTACCGCCGTTTGTTAGAGGGTGTACAGCTGAACATAGTTCAACTCCGTCACCGCCTGTGAAACTTGAGTTAAAAGCATTGTTAAGAACGTTTGCAGCTTTCACTTGTTTAGTGTTAGCCATAGAACGTGCTAATGCTCTTGTGTAACGACCTGCTAATCTGTCGTATAAATTATCTTCAATTGCTTCTTCTGTAATAGCAAAAGCCATTGCGATAGTTTCATGTGTATATCTTGCTGTATAACCTTCTTGTGCAGTATCAAAAGATACACCCTCACCTTCAGATTTTACAGGAGCCGCTCCGAAACCAGACAGCATAACTTCTTCTTCAAAGGCTCTGTCAGAGCTTTCTGAATCAAAAATTTCAGCATGTTCGTTTTCATAACGGTTATATTCTAGTCCAAAAAGAGCGTTAAGCCCAGGCTCTAACTCTTTGACTAGTTGTGATCTTGAAATAGCCATAACTAACCTCCTAAGCTAGACCGGCACCTTTTTGGCCGAATATGTGATTTTGAATGATTACACGCACATTGGTTGCATCACTACCGACATCACTATTATTAGGGTCTCTTGAAACATCGATCGCCTTAATAGGTAAGCCAGCAGTTGTTGCACCAGTAGTTACATCTAGTTCAGCACCGGATATACCAGTTGTTGTGCTTCCAGCTGATGTATAAACGATATCAAAGTTACCGAATAAGTCAGCTATAGGGAAAGCAGCATCTGCTTGAACTTCAAATATAACCATTGGGTCATCAATAATAAATGCTTCAATATCAGAAGCATTTGTGCTTGCAGGATAAAAATTGGAAAAAGTTTCTTTTCCAGTGGATGGGTCTGTGTAGCGACATCCGTTAAAAACACCTACGATTGGAACTGTACCGCCATCGGCATGTACTTCAACAGTTCCGCCAGTGACTTGCATTACCATATCACCTTTGAAAATTGCTGTTCCGTAGTTCGCAGCTATTCTATAACGAGTTTGTCCTCCAGTGTAGGGTGTTCCACCTACTCTGCCTACCGGACGCATTCCAAATGCAGAATCTTGGTTTGCCATAATTAAACTCCATAAAATAGTTAAACAAATGTGGCATGAAAGTTAAAAAATTAAGACTTTCTGTTACCACCAAAAGTTACACGAGACTGTCTGTCGATATTTACAGGCATCTCTGGTCGTTGTTCCTTTAAAATGTCGTTGTCAACTGCTTTAACTTGGTCAGAAGTAATATCTCTAAAATACTTCTTGCGTTGTTCGACTATTTCTTCTGGTATCCTTGCCAACACAAGGCCGCCAACTCCGATTAACCCCTGATATTTGCCTTCATGAATTATTGGATAGTCGTGGTCGCCAATTTCGTTCTTCACTTCTTCAGATCGAACAAATTCCCAACCCTCTCTTAGTTTTTTAGAAACATTACCTGTATCCATAAAACCAACACTTTCTACCCTAATCCATCTATGAGCATAACCTTGCGGTGCAGGTGGTGCATCAAGACTTGATGGTGGAGCCCAAGGTTTATTACGAATTTCTTTATTCTCCTTGGAGCTGCGTGAGGTTCTTTTCTTTACATTATCTGTCATATCGTTACTCCTTCACGAATTTAGCGTATTCTTCTAGTGGCACCCCTAATTTTTTAGCTATCGCTACTTGTGATCGGGTGAGATTCACTTTTCTGCGTCCTTGCTGTTTACGCCCCGCCGAGGCAACAGTTTGAACGGGTTTACTTTCTTCTACTTTTTCAGTAGAGGCAAACTTATGAGGAAAATACTCCATAAGTCTTCCATTCACTTCATTGTAGTAGTCATCAGACTCTGCGTCAAACCCCTCTTTCACTAAATCACCGTGAATACTAAAAGCCGCATTAGTCATAACTTCATCATTACCGAACCATGTGTTTTTTTCTGCCCATTCTTTGGCTCTAACACTAGGTTCTGCTTGTTTTTCTTGCACTGCGTTTTCTACAGATTTTTCTGCAGGTTTATTTTCAACTTCAGTTTTTTGCGACTCCATTTCAGAAATACGCATTCTTGCTTTTTCTTTTTCAACTGCCAATCTAGTTAATTCATCATTAGCTTCAACTATTTTTGCAGAATCATTTTCTTCAATTGCATCTTGCAATTTAATTCTTACTTGTTCTCTTTGAGCATCAACTCTAGCATCAAATTCTTTAATGTAGCTTTCATCAGAACTTAAAGATGTTTTTTTAACGGTATCGTATTTGTCCTGTAAACCTTTAGCATAATCTAGAGCAGCTTTTTCCCTTCTCTCTGCTTCTCTCATTTTACGAGTCAATTTTTGAATACGTTTTTGAGTTTTTTCCGAAACATCTTGTAAGTTATCTTCCGTTCCAGTATCGGTCGGTTCTGGCATAACTACTTTTTCTTCAGTTTTTTCCATTGGATCAACATATCCAAGGTCAACCTCGCCAACAGCATCTTGAACTGATTCTTCAACAGGCTCTTGTTTTGCTACTTCAACGCTTTGCTCTTCAACGTCATCTAAATCTAATTCTACTTCTTGTTGTACATCAGACATATTTTATCTCCTAAAATAGTGCGAGAATATTCTCGGGTTTTTCAATCGTACCTATAATTTCATCATCATTAATAATTCTGTGTTCACCAAACTTAGTTTTAAATCTAGCTCCAGCATAACGACCAATGACTACAAACTGACCTTCTTTACACCACGGAGTCAAAAACTTTTGTTTGTCTTGATAGCACATGTCGCCCATTTTAACGATGTAACCAACGACTGAAGTCATTTCAGATGTTTCTAAAGTTTGCTCTGATAAAGCAATACCACCTTTAGTTGTTTCAGACATTTTCCACATTTTGAGTAACATACGATACCCAACTGGATCAGGTAATTGATCTATATGTTTTATATAATCTTGTGTTGGTTTAGGGGCTTCTTTTTCTGACGATGAATCAACTTCATCCTTGATATAATCAGGCTTGATAATACTTGACTTACTTGTCATTCTTACTCCTCTATTTTATGCAGGTCTTTTAAATCCTGTAGCAACAGCTCCAAGCCGTTGAGTTTACCTTTAGCAAATGCTAAATTTTCTACATCCTTAACGTTATATACTATATGTTCCTTAGTGTTGTCAATCTCTTTTTGTACTACTTGTTGAAAAGCACGAATCGTATCAATGTCATACATTATTTAGTTCCTGTAAATTTTTGACCTTTTACTTGAATATCTTTAATACCTTGAATGTCAGATTTTGCACCTCTTTCACGATGAGGGCAACCGCCATTTTTCAAACCTTGTGGGTTGGGCCCTCGTTTAGGTGGCACGGTATTAGTAAGACCACCCCTATTTTTAAGTATCCTTTTTAAACTGTATGTTGCATTTGGGTCTTCATAAATTCTAGTTTTTTGTTTTTTTGTAAGTGGATAAGATGGATTCTCCATAGCACCTAATTCCTCAAGAGTAAATAAGTTTGGATCTGCTTTTTTACCACTTGGTTTACGATAACCTTTTAAACCCCCCATGATCATATCTTTATTTTTCTTTAACGATGTTTTATCTTTTTTTCT